TTATTTTCTATCTCTTTTTCTTTTATTTTCTAATTCTTTTTCTGTCCTCTCAGACGCTTTATTTATTTCTGGATTTATTTTATTAAAAACTTCATTTTTGTATCTTTTAGCATCTACTAAATTTCCAAAATATTTATTAGCTATTAATTTTTTCTTAAAGGTAACCCTTACTAAATATTCATTTCTGCTTTTTACAAAATAGATATTTTTAATTCCTGTAGATTTATTATTTTTATTACTTCTTTTTTGAAATAAAGTTTTATAAGCAATCCCATTCCTTGCTTCTACATATAATTCTCTATTTTCTTCTGTTAAACAACCACAAGATAAAATTCTTTTTGTTTTTAAATTATAATGTTTAACCTCGGTATAATTCCCACAGTCACATCTACATTTATAGATCCTATCATCATATTTTTTCTTATCTAATTTTTTTACCACAACTAATTTCCCCGACCTATATCCTGGTTTTAAATCGGGAGTTTTTGTTCTACCTGTAATAAAATTTTTTGAGCAATCTGGGCACCCTTTTATAGCTTGCTTACCTTTTATCCTTCTAGCCAAGGCTTTAAATTCTTTGCCACAATGATTACACCTAACAAGTATATATAATCTATCAATCCTTTTAGGGTCTACTACTGTTACATGTTCAAATTTTTCGCCTTTTTCAAAAACCCATGTCCCTTTTACTTTTTTCGCCATTTTCTCATCTATCAACCTTGTAAATAAGCTAATCATTCATATTTTAGCGTATAAGCTATTAAAATTATTTACTATACCTATTATATAACTTCCACCTTAAAATATAACTTTATTGCTCTAATTTACTTTCCAAAGCTTCAACAATTATATCTTTCATACTTTTTTCGCTTTTTTCGCTCTTATCTTTTAATTTATTATATAAATTTTCAGGAATCAACAAACTAAAAGCAATATTGCCTTCTTCTTCAAGTTCAAATAACTTTTCATAATCATCAGCATCTAAATTTTCTTCCGCCCATTTCTTTGCCTCGTTTATTGTTACAGGTGTTATTTTCTCACTACCAGACCAACTGTTGCTTCCAGTTTGGACAGCGTAACTTGATGCTGGTCCACCTTCTCCATACATGAAAAACTCTCCTGTTTTCTTTCTATAAAGTTCTTCACATTCGTATTGTAAATCTGCGGAATTATATATATTTTCCCATCTTCCGATAAATTCTGCTGTGTCTGTGTCATATCTTTTACCATTAATTATTTTTTTCATTTTTTTCTCCTTTTTAATATATTTTTATTTGTGTTATAATTTATTTAAGCAAAAAGCTCATCAAGGTGGAAAGCCTTGCGGATTGAAATATTTTTTTATTTGTGTGTCAGATTCTGATACAAGAGGGGGTATTTAATATCCCCTCATTTTTGTATTGTTACATTTATATTTTCTCAAACTCAATTCAAATGCTTTCATTTATTTAATTAAATTTTCCATTTGATCAAGTTTTAAATCGTCGCTTACACTTAATAAGCTTATATCTTTTTTATCTAAATTTTTAATTAATCTTTTAAGGGTTTCCTCATCTTTAATTATTACATCAATATCATCAATCATTTCTTCTTCTATTTCAGCCAATACTTTTTCATCATTAATTTTAAATTTAAGGTAGTAGCATTTATTGGAATCATCATATACTGCCTTTTTTAAGTTTTCTTTATTTAGTTCTTCTTTCTTAAAAAGATTGTAGAAATCTTCTTCACTATCAAAAAGTCCGTCATAATCTTCAGCAAAATCTAAATACCATCCTTCAAGCTCTTCATTTTCCCATTTTTTAAAGTTTTCTTCTGTTAGCTTAGTAACTAAAACTCTAAATTCTTTTCTTTCTGTATCGCTGTAATCTTTAAAATAAATATCTTTTCCTCTGTCGTTTGCATCATTCTTATTATCAAAATGTTCAAAAAAGCTTTCAGTTCCTCTATTATCTTCTAAAACGTAAATATATTTCATTTTTATTTCTCCTATTTTTTAACCATAAAATTGAAATTCGTCGCCATTTTTAGAATAAGCCGTAAACCATTGTAAATTTGGATCATATCCACTAATTCCATTATCAGTATATTCTACTATTCCATCTTGTGATACGAAATCTATAAAATCTTCTTCATTTCCCTCTAATGTCATCCCATCATATTTTTCTTTTAATTTTAAAAATTTTTCATCTTCTTTTTCTTCAATCATAAATTGAAAATATTCCACATCGGGATATTTTTTATTAATAGCCTTTATCACGTTTTTAATATCTTCTAAAGTATTTACACTAGTAGCTTTCTTATATAAGTCAGCATCAAAATCTTTTAGATCTTGTAATTTAATCTCTATATCGTAATACCAACTATCAATAATTTTATCTTCTGTCATTCCTACTGCATAAGTATTTTCGTAATTTCCTACATAAATTCTCATATTTTTTTCCTTTCTTCTTGTTTTTTAATCATTGTTTATTTTCTTTTGTTAATTATATAATACCACATTATATTTACATTGTCAATATATACTCCGTAAATATCTCAAATAAACCAATTTATATAAAAAATAAAAATATATATATAAATAAGCACAAAAAAAAGACCACCAGCAAAAAGCCAGTGGTCATTGTAGAAATTAGGTAACCAACTATATATAGTCTACCTATCAATTATATTATACTATTTAATACGTTCTACTATTATTTTTCCATTTTCATCCAAAGCTACATTTTCTACTTTTTTGTAAACATCCATATATATTTCTCCCCTATCTCCATTGTAGGTAAATTCATAATAATACGCCTCTTTTACTGGTGTACTCATCAAACATTTACTGTTTTGTAAAGTTTTACAAGTCCAAACAGAAAATACATCATCTGCATCTATTTCTTCTTTAATATCTACTCTTTTATTTTCATATTCAGCAACTTTTCTTCGACATAATCTTAAAAATTTTTCATTTGTTATCATTTCTATATCTCCTTTTTTATCCACTAAAAAAGCGACTACTTATGTAATCGCTCAAAGTTTCTATTTTATATTTAATTCTTCTTTTAACCCTTCTTGTAAAACTCTTGAAAAATTGATGTTTTTTTGTTTTGCTAACATTTCAAGCCAAGTCGGTAAAGTTAACATCTTGTTTTTATACACTTCTTTTGTTAAAGAAAATTGGTATGGTAGAAAAACATTTATATATACTACTTCTTGATTGTCTTTTAATTTAGATTTGTCAATGATATTCATTTTCGGATAATCTTTATAATCATAAAGCACTAACCCTATAACTTCTTGTGCCATGCTTATACCTTCCTCAAATGTATCTGAACATGTAAAGCAATTTTCTATATCTGGTATATCGATTGAATATCCACCTTCATCTTCTTTAGTAAAGATAGCACCATAAGTAACATAATTTTTATCCATCCTATCATCCTTTCTTTAAATAGAGAACTTAGGGCTTATAAAAGCCCTAAACCTTTCAAAATGCTTTTAAGAGTACCTATTGGATAAGATTTTTTGGGATGTGGTATTGGAACTTCAACACCTGTTTCATCATTTACAAAAATATGATGACTACCTCTAACCCTATCCAACCTAAACCCTTGCTTTTTTGCAAGTTTCATAAGTTCTCTTGAGTTATAACTCTTCATAAGAAGCGTCCTCCTTACATTTATTATTATAACATAGGTTTAACATTTGTCAACTTTTTTATTAGAATTTTATCCAAGGTGTAGTATCTCCAGATAATTGTCTGTAAGCTACATATCTCCTAACACCAGAGTATGAAACATAAGATATCCATCTATATCCATCTCCTTCATAGACTGAGTCATAAAAAATTTTTTCGCCTTTTCCATATTGAGCTACTACAGATGATTTTGTGCTTGGAGCTGACCTAACATTACATATAGATTCAGTAACTCCATACCAGGATTCATCTTTTATCCAACCTGAATTCTTACTTTGACTAGTTGACTTACTAACTGATGTGTTATCTCCTACATATCTTAGCACGCTGGTCCAAGGATAGTTATAGTACCAACTAGTACATATTTCTCTTCCTGTTTGGTCTCCTGTGTTTGTACCTACTATATCTCCATATTCGTCAATCTTAGCTCCTACTGTCTTACCATTTCCTATATAGATTTCGGTATGATAGTATGAATTTAATAAAATATCTCCTCTCTTAAGTCCATGGCCGTTTCCTAAGCTTATTGAATTTGTAACATCTTTAAATCCACACTTAGTAAATACCCCATACATATTTCCAGTATAGGTAGCACCGTTGGTTTTTACAGGAATTCCTGCCCACTCACACACAGATATAACTAGAGATGAGCAATCAAAGTCAGACCAGGTATCAGGGCTTCCCCATCTAGAATACTGACTATATCCATGCTTGTTGTCATTTGCTATGTTTATTGCACTTTGTACATAATTTTCAATTTTTCCCATTACTTGCTCTCCTTTTGTCTTTTTACTTCATCTTCTAAAGTTTGGTTAATGTAATCGTTTAAGTCTCCATAAGCCTTGCCTAAAATTTCTTTAGATTCATTATCCAAGATCTTTTCAATGGATGCTTTCGTATCGTTCCACGCTTCTTCTTGTGCCGTTTTATCAAAACCTCCCGTTTCTTTTAGCCTATTTACAAATGTTTGATTGGTTGCACCAACACACTTAGCTATTATGTCTAATAGTTTTGAGCTTGCTTCCCTAAATTTTATATTTTCAATTTTTGCTATTTTCTCTTTTGATAAATTACTTAAATATACAAATACATTTGTTAAGACTAATATTCCTATACTCACTAAAATTTTTATTAAAATATCGTTCATTTTTCTCCTCCTTGTGAAGTTCCTTGTGAAATTGTATCAGCTATTTTCTAATACTTTTTCCACATTATGTTATTTAATGTGTATATGTGTGTACTTAAAAAGGACTAGATTTCTCTAGTCCTAAGCACTTTTATCGATATCATCTGCTATATCGTCAATTTTACTGTTTAAAATCGTAACATCTTTTTGTATTTGATTTACCCCTTGCTTAATCTCAGCAAGGGTAGCCCCGGAAGAAGAATTGTGTACCTCTAATTTTTCCCCTAGGCATCTTACTTCGCCCTTGTTGGTTTCGATTGATTGTGTTACTTTTTCTGTAAGTTTTAAAATTTTATCGTTATTTTCTTTCTGTAGCTTTCTGTCCTCTGCTCTTTCGCTTCTTTTTATGCTAGTATCTTCCATATATACTTTCAAAAAAATCGCCGCTATTACTACCAGAGGACCATTTTTAATTAATGCACTTGCTATCATTGTCCATTCCATATTATACCTACTTTTCTTCTATTCTTGGTGTCATTTTTATCATCATTATTTGTTGGTCTGTTAGCATATCCATTTTCTTTGCCATATCAAGATAGGCTTCATCAATTTTTCTTTCTGCCCAACAAAACATACAATATTTAAAAAACCATGTATTGTCCATAATCATTCCCCCTTTCTTTAATATTTCTAATATCTTTAATGTTAAATAATCTTTAGAATTTATTTCTAAATCATCACTCGGAAATAACATTCCAAGCATTAAATCGTCTTTGTTTACTCCCTCAACCCATTTATTGCCATCAAATTTTGGTTTCACAAGTGTTTCGTCTGGAGGAAGAGTTGTAAAATTAAATTCTTGTTTTTCTTTTATATCTAAATATGTTGTTCCAATAAAAAAGCCTTTATCATCTACAATAAAGACTTCCTTAAACTCTGTTTTATTTTCTACCATGCTCCCTCCGTTTTAAAATAAAAAGTAAATTCATTGGTAGAGCCTACTTCTATTTTGTCATTTTCGTTAATGATTCCAATATATCGTATTCTTCCATCATCTGTAATCCCCATACCTGGGATTATATTTACATGTCCACCTAATATATAAGAATATAAACTAAAGCCTATAAATAGATTACAATTATATCCTTTTGGCAAGGTTGCCCATGTATAATATTTTTTAATAGGATTAGTATTTGTAATATCTACTTTTCCCCATATCCTTACTCCACCTAGAGGATCTTTTATTGTTTTAATAAATCCAGTTAAGCCATCGGAAAGCTTTAAATCAATAACTTTTCCTGCTTCTCCAAATGGTTTTATTTCTCCATTAAAACATATCTCCCCATCTACTTCTAACCCTTTATCGATGTGGGTGGGCACTCTCCCTACTCCCACAACTGGTTTATTTGCTCCAATAACCAAAGATTGGCTTGTTGTTGGAATACTGGATATAGCTTGGTGTCTTTTAAATTTATCAGCAATACTTAGCCTTACATCATAGGCCTTATAATCGTTAAACTCTCCACCAAGGGAAATTGTTCCATTAAATTTTCCATTTCCTACAGTTGCAGAATATACATTTCTCCAGTTATTTGTATCTTTTTCCGCTACGTCTACTTTTACATCTAATGGATTTTTATTGGATATAACGGTAGATGTTAAGGATATTCTTGCACTTGCATACTTTGTATTTGTTTCTTCCCTGTAGGCATTAAAAAAAGATATATTAGGTAAGTTATATGGACTTAAATTAATAGTTTTTGTTGTACTTGCACTAAATCCTCTAGAATCTTGCACAGTAACTTTAATATTTTGGTTGCCTGAAAGGTTTATATCCTCCAGTTTTACATTAACTCCTGTTCTGGTTATTGAGCCTAAGCTTACATTAATATTTTTAATACTTGCCCCGTAATTGGCACTTGCATCTGTAACTACATTCAAATCGGATAGTAGCTGGTAAAATGGACTAGACCCTATAATATTGATTTTATTCTGGTTAGCTTCCGTAACATTTACACTATTAATAGTTGGACTTGCAGAACTTGGTACGTTTAAAGTTAAATTTTTAGAAGATGTACCAATTCTTGTACTTCCATCATAGGTTTCTAGGGTAAATGTTAAATTCATGCTTTTTAAATTTTGCATGTAATTTGTCATTACATTTGTAGAATTTGACCAATTTACAGAGCTTGATGTTGTTTTATTTGCAACTGTTTCTCCAGTTCCAGAATACGATAATTTTATAGTATGAGTAAAAAAACTTACTTTTTTATTTATTGCAATCTTTACTGTATTCCCTGCATAAATGCTTGATATATTTGTTCCCGATGTATTTTGTAGGGAAAATGAAGATGCTCTTGGTATTTTTGATAATGTAAAATTACCTGAAATACTTCCTGTAGCAGAAGATGACCAAAGGCTAGCTGAAAAGGAAAATGACTTACTACCATCTTCATTATGTTTTACAGTTGTAGTTCCAGAAGCTAATTGTTGGGTACCGCCATTCCTTATATCAAAATCTCTTCCACTTTGACTATGGACTGTTGAGCCATTAATTACAACACTTGTTTTTCCTGTATGGTACTTATTCCAAAACCCATAACCACCTTTGCCTTGTATATATAGTCTATAGTATACAGTAGATGTATTATTGGCTATGCTTTGGCTTTCTTGTCTTATTTCTAAATGTATAGTTCCTGTACCATTTCTTATACTTGCACTATATGTTGCCATCTATCCTCCTAAATATTAGAGCTTATTACTGTATATTTGTTGCCATCTAAATCAACTTTATTTGCAACGTGGTAACCAAATTCAAATGCTCCAGTAACCTTTAAGTTTGGTGTTTCTGTTTGGTTATTTGCAAATCTTGCAACTACCTTGCTACCGTCTGTAATCTCCAAGGCGTTATTAATAAGTCTTAACCTTACTTGTTCGCCTTCTTTTCCAATTAAAACTCCTTCTTCTCCAAAGTGTAGATAGGTATTAATAGCTTCTAGGGATAATTTTCCTGCTCCTACATTGGCTTCTATCACGCTTAATCTTTCTTCTAATGTTAAGGCATTAGAATCTATAGCTGTTTTTAATTGGTCTAGGTAGGCTTGTTGTTTTATTAAATCTACCTTATTTTGGTTAAGTTCTTCTGCTGTTGGATAGACGGCAAAGTGAACTTGCAAGTCTTGTAGACTTTCTTGGTCGGCTTTGCTATCGATTTGTTTTTGTAAATCTTCTTCTGCCCCATACCAATCCAAAGCTTCCACATCTCCACGTGCTAATACTGCCCACTTTATGGTATAAGATTTTTCCGCTGGGTTATTTAGATAGATATATAGCTTTTTAATATCATCAGCAGAATCTAAATAATTAAAAGTTAATACATATTTTGTTTTGTCTTTTTCAGACTGGATTAATTCTCCTAACAAGGTATCTTTTCCAGTGTATGCACTTAAACTTGTACTTTCTTCTAATGCCTTATCTATTTTAACTGTTAGGGTTAATTCTTCGCCTTCTTCGATTTGTTCGGCATAATCGTAATTTATTAAAAATCCTTTTGTGCCTTCTGCGTTTTTAAAAGAATCTAGCAACAAGTTTTTACCAAGTCTACCGCTTTTGCCGTCTTTTCCTGGTTTGCCATCTTGCCCATCTTTACCCTTTTCTCCAGGAGGACCAGGGGTAAGCTCTATTTCTTCAATGTCTTTTTTTGTTATTACATCTTCCCACTTATCCCCTTTCCATATCTTTTTAAAATGCACATCTCCATCATCCCATTGCCAAATATCACCCCATTGAAGACCAGCTTTATCTGGCTCATCTTTTTGTTTATATACTCCAATGGAAAAATTTTTAATGGTATAAGATGCAGTAGCAACTGCCAAGTCATCAAGCATAGCTGAGCATACAAAAGTCGCTTCCAATTCAATATCGCTTCTAGTTAATTCTATAAAATGTTCATTTGAATTTTTGTGATTTTCATTCCAATCTTCATCTTTTATAAAAACTTTATCAGGATATTTTGAAATTCTCTCCCAAATATATCCATCAACATTTGCCGACTGGTCTATTCCTGCTTTTGTTAGTTTTGCGATTAAATGTGTATCTACAATATCATCTTTAAATACACTTCCTGATGTTGATTCAAGGCTCATTACATAAGGTTGATTTTCAAATGAATATTTAAAATCTTGTACACTTGCTTGTAAATTAAAAAGTCTTTCGGCTATCCCGCTTGTTTTTGGTACAAAATTAGCAAATACAGCACGGTCTATATAATCATTTGTGCTTGAAGTTGTTACATCAACAAGCCTTGCCTCCAAATATAAAGCTGGCGAATAATCATGGTCAATTATTCTGACCCTATCTCCAATATCAATTTCTTTGGGAATTTTATCTGGATTTACATCATAAGAAACTTCAGGTTCATTATTTTTCTTTAATTGACCTAAACATTCATCAAATAAAGTTTTTTGGCTGGTTGCTTCTGATTCATAAATTCTTGTTAAATATTTTCCCTTTGTATTTGGCTTTGCCCAAATAGCATTTGCTTCCCTATCACAAACTCTTCCGTCTTTATCTACAAAAAATCTTCCATCATCATATTTGTAACCTTTTAAATTAGTATCCTTATCAACCTGTTTACTTTCTGTAACAGTTTGCGTTACAGTTTTCGTTGAACTTGGTCCTGATGGACTTGTATATCTTTCAGAACCTTTCATAATATTGGCAATTTTATTGTGCCAATTTGGATCAGTTGCGTATTGATGAACTCCATTATTATTTCTCATTTTATAAAGAGTGGTTTGCTTGTATGAGGAATTATAATAATTTTTTGCAATCCATTTTGCACCATTTATTATTCCTGAAGCAAGACCAGAATTTGAAAAGTTTTTCGCATTATTTGGATCATTATCAAAAGCTCCGATTCCAAAATAATTATTATATTTTTTTGCAATAATTGACTTGCCCCAAGCAGATTCTAAAGCAGCGTGAGCTAATATATATCTTGCGTCAAGGCCTGATTGTTTTTGGGCTTCCATAAAAACATTGCCCTGCCCATTAAATGGGCTTCCAGGACTTTTTGCCCTTACCCAGTTATTAAGTTGTCCAGCACTAAGACCACCAAGGTTAAAGCCCAAATCATGGTAAATTATATTTGAGTTTGTCCAATATCTCCTATTGCTTACAGTCTGACTTCCATATCCAGAATTTCTCCACCTAAACCATCTAACAGGTGGTCCTCCTGTATAACCATTTATTGGAGTTATAGCTATACCACGTCTGTATGAACAATGTATTATATTATTTTTATCAATTACCGCTCCAGTATGACCGCCAGCTCCACCAGATGCCCCTTGTCTTCCTGCAATGAAAATATCTCCAAATCTTATATCAGCTCTTGATATTTCATCTAAATATTTTCCCTTCATTGCAAAGAGGGTTTCAGTTGAACCAATATAATGATTTGATGGCAAAAGACCTGCATGTTTTGCCGCAAAATGCACAGCAGAAGAACAATCATAAGAACTTGGACCAAGTCTTGCATTCATTGAATACCTAACTTTGCCTTTTCTTGCTTGAAACCAATTAATAAAAGGATCAAGCTTTCCATTGGTGTGTTTTGTAGAACTTGTATTGTCATTAACATTTACAGTTTTTGTTACAGTTTTAGTTGTTTTTATATTTTCTTTATGAGGTTTGCCTATTCCAAGGACAGCAGTTCTTAAATTTGCGATTGAAACATTTTTTTTAACATCTTTAAGTTCTTTTCCGACTTCAAGTCTAATAGCCTTATCTTCTCCTCTTTCTTTTACAAAATTAATTCTTTTTTCTTTAATTTCGTTTCCATCGAAAATAAAAGAATAGGAAATTTCAGCCCCAAATCTTCCTGCAATTTGAACAATCCTTTTTGTTTGATTAGTTACTCCAGTATATTCCAAAGTTAAGTTTCTGGAATCTCCAATTTCATCTATTCCAATTGTCCAATCTGAATCTTTACCAATTGTTGCCAAGATATGCTCTCTTAAAGTCCCCTTCATTTTATGGTCGCCAACATCAGAATTTAAAAGTTCAAGTCCTTCATCTTCAGCAATTATTTTTTTATAGGATCTTTCCTCTTCAACTTCCATAACTTCAAGGGGAATCATTTTATTTTTAAAATTAGGAACAAAAACAAAAGAGCCTGCTTCAATTTTTTCTACACTTTTATCATTTTTTGCAATTTTTGCATTATAAATTGCAGTTCCTGTCTTTATAGTTTGATTTAATTCGTCATCTAAAAGCTTAAGACCTTTTTCAGTATCGACACTTGCTACAGCAAGAGTTTCATATCCCCTATTTGTAAAAAATATCATTTAAATCTCTCCCTATAAAAAACATCAATATCTGGAACAACATCTGAAGAAATATCAAACATAATTTCATTTTTACCAGGCTTTAACTTAACATTATCAGAACCAAATGCAATGGGACTTAATGTTTCTATTCCATTTACATAAGCCTTATTAGTTTCCATTTCAAGCCTTATTGTATCTCCAGCACTAAATTTATATCTAGGATCTGGAATATTAAAAACTTCCTTAAAAGTTTCAGTCTTTGGTTTTATATAAACCTTGCTATTAAGTCCAGTAAATTTTAATCTTATTGCTGCCATGTCAAAAGGTCCTGGATTATTTGCATATTTCCCAGCCCAGATAACTATATGGGTTGCTTGTAATTTTTTGTCAGCTATATTATAAGATCTACTATAAGTTCTTTTATCCATATCATTATTAAATATAAATTCTAACTTATCATCTCTTTTAGTCATAGTAAGCTTGCCCCAAAAATTTGATGCAAAATTTCTGCTACTTGCGCCACTACCTTGAAGCCCCCTTCCGTAAGCTTCAAAATTCACAGTGGTTACCCTATTATTTTTGTGTGTAGAAAAAAACATTCCCATTATTTCATTATCTCCACTCATTACTCCAACATAATAAGCTCCATATTGGCTGTTATCTTTTATAAAATATGAAAAATATGTTTCCAATTGAAAATTTGTGCAATCTACTCCAACATCAATTTTTTTAGCTGGACCGTGCCAATAATATCCTTGGTTAGATGCAAAATTTGCTACAAAGTCCGTCGCATTGTTATTATTTGCGGCAAAACCGCTACTGCTTGCCCCATCAATATCTTGTTCTAAAAGCCAGCCTATATAAACACCTCTATTAGTTAATAAGTAAGCCTTTGAAGATTTTGATTGCCTTACTGATTTTGTTTGAGCAACTGGAAAAGTTCTACCCTTAACCCAGGAAGACATTCTTTCCCCAGTTTGCCAATAAGTCGCCCATTTTCCTACTTTTACCTTTCCATTGCTAGGGGCTGGCATAGATTTATTTCTTTGAATAAATGTACCTGCTGTTTTCCAATGTGGATTTATTTTACTAACATCATAAGTGTTGTACGGAACAATATCCATTACTCGTCTATCTATCGATGTATATGACCTTGTAGTTTCATAACCATCTGTAGTTTTTTCCTTTGTTATAACAACTTCTTTTATAGGACTTGCCTCAATAGGTTCTCCAAATTGAAAAGTTTTATCTTTACTAACAGCAGATACCATATAAGTATCATCTTTTAATTTAAAATCAAAGGTCGGATATGCATAATCCGACCCGTCATTTTCTAATATTAAGCTTGTTCTTCCAGAATAAGAAAGTTCCCTAGGCTTTACAGCATAGGAAACTCCATCAGGTATTTCTATATCAATATCAATTTTTGAAATTTCATAAGAACTTGGAACTTTAATATCCTCTTTTACTTTTCCCTTCCAATACCTATCAGGCTGATCAGTAAAAATAAATTCTTGAATTTCTCCAGTCAATAGCTTATTTAAAACATCAACAGTTGCAAGAATATCATGGAGGATATAAGCATGTATAGTTATTATTCTTCCTTTTACAAATGGACCCATAGTTCTTTCGACATCAGTAACAAATATCAAATCTTTTAAAGATTCTCCATCAACTATAACTTCATACATCTATATAACCACCCCCATTCTCCTATTTTCGTAAAGATCTTTTTTCTTTTTATACTCATCAATTTTTCTTCCAAGCATGACAGAAACTTTTTCTCCGTCTATATAAACATCATCATCCTTTTCGCTTAGGATTTTCAACAAAGATAAAATTTCTAAAAGCATACTTTCAAGCTTGGAATCCCTGTTAGCCTTGTACTCGCTATAAGCATTAAAATCTAATTTAGAATTAAGATTATTATCCAAAATATTTTTATTAAGATCAGAAATATCTGGACTTAAATTAAGAGGTTTAACTTTAATATCAAATCCATCATAGATTTCTCCTGCCATAGATAAAACATTAGATTTTACATCTTTAAAACTTTCAATCATAGACTTATTAAGTCCACCGATAATTGCATTACCAGCAGGAATTAAAAGTTTTCTATCGTAAGATATAGGACCTTTGTGAGATTTAATCCAGCCTGCTATTCCACCGACAAAATTTTTAACAGCACCAAAAGCATGTTTCAACCCTCTTAGAAAACCATTTATAATTGCCTTACCTGCACTAAATAGATTTATATTTCTTAAAGAATTAAAAATACTTTTTATATTATTAATAATTCCTGAAATCCTTGCCTTAGCACCAGAAATAGCACTTACAATTCCATTCCATGCACCTCTTAAAGCACCTAATAAAATATTACCAGCTGTTTTAAGTCCATTAAATATTGCAACAATTGTCTTTACAACTCCGACAATAATACCAGCGGCGATTTTTATTGCTGTTTTAATAACAGACCACACTGTCAATAAAATAGTTTTTAAAACTCCACTATGATTACCAAGAAAAGTAAATACACTTCCAATTGCTTTTATAGCACCAGCTATAATATCTTTTGCAAAAGAAATTGCCTGCATAATTCCTTGCCAAACAATATCCATAATAGATTTAAGAGTATTACCATCAACACCCATTGAATTAAACCAATTTTTAATATCTCCAATGACAACTCCGATAACTTCCCATACAACAGTCATTAAAGATTGGATCGCAGTCCATACAACATTAAATGTTTGACCTAATGCTTCCATAATAGTTTTATTATCAAACAAATTCGTAGTAAATTCAGTCAATTTAAATATTATAGGTTCAACAAAACCTAAAATTTTATTAAATACATCTCCCAAAAAATTAAATAAAGGAGTTAAAACTTGAATAACTAAACCTAAACCATTAAATGCATTAGATAAAATTGTTATACCTTCCGATAATACTTTTCCAATCACTAAGGCTACACCTTCAAGTATTGGTTTTAAAACATTGCCTACAGCATCAATAAAAGGTTGCATTTTTTCAACAAGTCCGTCAAATGCAGTTTTAAATTTCTCCATAGCTGGACTTATTAATTCTTTGATCTTATTAAATATAGTAAATTTCTCAGCAAGTAAATTAAAACCCTCACCTGCTACATTAGGCATTTGTTTAAAAATATTCCCAATCATTGGGAGTAGATTACCCGTAAGAAAAGTATTAGTTGTAGTAGCTAAATTCATTAAACTAGGACCAATATTTTCTCCTAAAGCAAGATTTCCAGCAAAATCTTGTGCAGATGCCTTCATAGCTGCAAAAGAACCACTTAAAGTTGTCTTAGCCTCATCAGCGGCAACTCCAGAAATTTTTAATTCTCCTTGTATAGTATGGATTGCATTAAATACATCATTCAAATTATTTATATCGTATTTTACACCGGTTATCTTTTCAGCATCAGCCAAAAGACGTTCCATCTCCGTCTTCGTTCCTCCATAACCAAGCTTAAGGTTATCTAACATGGTGTAATTTTGCTTAGCAAATCCTTGATAAGCGTCTTGAATGGAACTAATATTAGTTCCCATCTTAGCCGAGTTATCAGCCATATCTTTAATTGCCATATCTGCCGATTTAGCAGCCTTTTGAGTATCTCCTCCTAGAGATTTTAATAATGAAGCTGAAAAACTTGTTACTTGTTCCATGTATTGATTAGAAGAAATTTGAGCATCTCTATAGGCATTTTTTGCATATCCTTTTACAATATCAGCACTACCTTTAAATAAAGTATTAATACCTCCAATAGATTGCTGTAGCTTCCCACCTTCCATTACAGAAGATTTTATTCCACTTGCCAAGGCTTGACCTACTTTTGCCCCTATTGCAAGTTTTGTGAAAGTTCCTAAAAGACCACTTCCAAGACTAGATCCCGAATCTTCTCCTGCACTTTTCGATTCTGGTTTTAATATTTTGGATACACTTCCCTTTATTCCTCTAGCAGAGGGTATAATTTGCACATAAGCCTTACCTATTTCAGTTGGCATTTTTTCCCTCCTTCATAATTATTTCTCTTTCTTTCATAAAGTCCTCGCCAGATGAAAAGCCACTAATATTATTTTCTAGAATATCTAAAATTAATTTAGGATAATTTATTCCTTTTTCAGCATCTTTCGTCTTTGAATAAACAAGTAAAGATAATCTATCTTGAATACCAGCCAAAAGTAACTGATTAGGACTTAAAATATTTTCACTCATTTTTAATTTGATCCTTGAATCATCTCTAAGACCACAAGCTAAAATAGCTAGCTTGTTTAAAGCTAGCTTTTTGTAATCAAAGATATTATATGTTTCTGCCAAATCACAAATGAGAGCTTCTTCATCAAGCTTTATCATCTTGGCAAGGACTATAAGTTTTTTAATTTAGGATTGGATAGCATATCCTCAACTTCTTTTATTACATTTTTTACAGGAACTCTCTTTGTCTTTTTATCCCTAACATAATTTATTAATGCTTTTTTTTGCTTTTCTCCAAGTAAAATTATTAAAGCTTTAGATAAACCAGCTCCATTATCCATAACTTTTTCTAAATTTTCTATAAATTCAAAATCTGTTATTACATTTTCATCTATGCTATATCTAAAACCACTTTTAGTTTTTCCTTTAATCATTCTTTATCTCCCTTTTTAACTATATATTCATAGTGATTATTACCTTCCGTATCTGGAAGACAGGAAACCGTAACAGCATAACCAACAGCATCTTCATCTTTATATTCTATATCGTCCATTTCTTGTATAATTGCATTAGGAGCTACTATTCTTTTCATAACCCCACCTTGATAAACCATATCTATTACCAAAGTATGAGACTTTTTTGGTTTTGAATTCGACTTCAATACGATGCCAGTTTCCAAAGTTCCTGAAACATTCTCTTCTCCGTAAACATATTTAAGTACATCAATATTCATAACTTCAATTAATTTAAATTTCAATTCGTCTTCTTTTCCTTTAGAAATAACTAAAACAGTATCTCCACCCCAAGCCTTAATTTTATCTGAATCTGAAGAATTGGGATTTGTTAGTCCATCATCAGAAACATATCCTAATTCTTTAAAACCTGTCAATTCACTCTTGGCATCTTTTGGAACAGCTACACCATCATAGCCTACAAAAATCGCTCCACCTATTTTAGGTTTTCCTGTACTTACATTATTAGTATTTGCCATAAAATATCCTTTCTAATATATTAGTTCTAAAATCGCTTGATATCTGTATTTTTTTGTACTAGTATCAGTAAAATTATAATTAGAATTTAATTTAACATTAGCATCTTCAAATAACATCATATAATCTAGCAATTTATTATTTAACTTTAAAGCCTCTGTAAAAGTTTTTCCGTAAGATTGGAATGCAAAGGTTGTATGATTTATTGTATTTTTAATATAACCACCAGTTTTTTCAAAAATAATAAAACTGTCTGGTTCATCTTCCCTATGCTCAACCCAAACTGGAACTTCTAGAGCTTTTTCTAAATAATTTTTAATCTTTTTTTCTATCATCTCAAAGCCTTTATAAGAGTATTAGTTTTTAAATTTTTATAAAAAGTATCTTTATCATTAGTAACAACTTTAACATTAGCTCTAACGCTACCAACTCCACTTTTGGTTTCCCAAATTCCGTCAGCCCTATTAGCAACTTCTTGTCCGTGTTTTTTTAATTCTTCTTGGATTCCTTGGCTTTTTAAAAGTTCCCTTACTCCATCAGAATTTAATTCAAATTTAAAATCACTCATAACTTTCTACATACACTTTCTTGTTCCAATTAAGAGGGATAAGATCATCTATTCCCTGCATTTCTTTCCCAAAAACTCTCCATCTTTGACCGAAAAATCTAACTTCTTGTCCTTCCCATTTGTTTTTATCGCCTTTAGGAATAGCTAAAGTATAAACAGCCTTTTTCCCATAAAGATTAGTAGTAGATAAAATATCATCTGAACTAGTAGGAGCAACCAAAACATTTTCAACTACAATTTCCTTATCTTCATAAATAAGACTTCCAAGCTCATCCTCAATAGGATCACTCTTCGAAATCAAAATCACAGGGATTCCCTTTATTCGTGTCATAAAAATCAATCACTCCATATCTTTGTCTTTTAAGTCCAAGCCTAGAAAGTTCACTTTTTTTAATAAAAAGTCCACCACCAGGCACAAGAAAAGAACCAGAAAAAGAATATCCCAAAGCCGATTCAGAATATTGGGTCATAGGTTCTTGATCAGTTGCAGTCATTAAAGTTCTTGCCACAACATCAACAATAACCGATTTTAAAACATCACTATAAGCTTCATTATCTTTTGCCATTTGGTCTAAATCTTTTCCAACCTTATCTGCTTCAACTCTTAAAGAATTCTCTACAACAGGAATAAGCTCTTTAACCCTTAAAATTTCATCATTTTTTAAAGGTCTCCATAAAGAAATAACATCATCAACAGAGCAATACTCCATTTTATTCTCCCATCATAAGCTTATATAATTCATCTTTTCTTGCTTTTGGATTATATTCAATCCCTAATGCATCTAGTTGAGCCATAATGTCCTTTTTTGTAATTTCATCTGAAGATTTTTCTTCTTGGACTTTTTCTTTTTTTGTTTTTTCTTTAGTATTTTCTACTTCTTCAACTTCTTCGCCAACTACTTGCCAATTCTCTCCATATAAAACATCAGGGCTAGATATTCTAGCCCCTGTTTTTGTATTTATATATTCAAACATTATGATGTTTCTCCTTCTTTTATAATTGCAAAGTGATTAGGGTCTAATATTCCCCAACCTAAGTAAGTTTCACATCTTAAATATACTTGGTTGTATCCTTTCAAATCTTTTCCAGAATTGTCAGGATCTCCATATTTAATTACTTCAAAAGGAATTTGTTTTGCATACCCCCATTTGAACATATTAGAGAAATCTCCAACAATCGCCTTATCTTTTGTACCTTTACCAACAGTAGCATTTACATCAACTCTTAATCCGTTTACAGAACCAGGATTTGCACCCCATCTTAATTCTGGGAATAATCTTGGTGTACCTTCTTTTCCATCTACTGTTTGTTTTGCCATAGCGGTTGCAAATGTTGGGTCAAAAGCAGCTCCTGTTACATCTCCTTCAGAACCTCTAATTAAACCAACTGCACTTTCAATATTTTCATCAGGATTTTTAGCGTTAAAGACAACTGTTTGAGTAACTTTCTTGTCAAAATAATTATCTCCAATTACAGTAGATGCTTGTCCAGTTCTTGGATTTATTCCGTGAAAAGCCATAAGGTCTAAACCTTTTGCAACTTTTTTTGCATATCCATCATTAAAGGCTTTCAAGATATTTAACTTATATTCTTCTGATGCATACAAAAATTCATCTGTTACTCTGGCACCATATTCTATTTTTAATGGAACCATAATAACAGTATCAAGGCTTATTCCACCTTCAGATTTTTGTCCGCCTTCTGCAACAATATCAACTTCCTTATCCATAGAAAAAACAAATTCTTTATTTCCATTAAAAGAAATTGGTGTTTGTTTGGATAAAACAGCCAAAGATGAATTACCTTTGACCTTATTCATTAAATCATTTACTAAAATTTCTGGGAACAATTCCCCTCTGCTTAATACCATATTTATTCTCCTTCCATATCAAGACCGTCAAGAAGTTTTTTCAAAGCTTTGTCTTTTTCATCAACCTTATTTTCATAAGACTTTAGTGGTGGCTCATAAGATTTTTTAGATTCTGAAAAATATTTTGCCATACCTTCAGCATCTTTTTTCATAGAATCTTCATCATCTCCAGAAATCTTGTCAGCAAGCTTTAAAGGCAAACCATATTCTAGGGCTATATTTCTTTTAACTTCTGCCCTTTCAAAAGCTGAAATCTTTTCGTTAAGTCCTTTTATAGTTTCATTTTTAACCTTTACATCTTCTAAACTTTCCTTGTATCCTGCCACTTCATTTTTAAGACTAGCATTTTCGCTTTTTAGGCTATTTATTGATTCAACAAATTCTTCCTTTGCTTCCTCTTTTGCCTTTTTGATTGCTCTTTCTAATCTTGGTTTGATAATCGCATCAAATTCTTCTTGACTTTCAATTACTTTAAATTCGCTCATTTCTTCTACTCCATTTCCCCGTGTCCGGTAATTTTATATTAAAAAAGTGACTGTAAACTAATAGTTGACACCCACTTTAATAATCAATATATAATTTTCTGCTTGTTTGTAGACTTTATTTCCTTTACTGCCCAATGAGCAAGTAAACACGCATCCATTAGGCTTATATCCATATCATCAAATTGGGATTTATATCCAAAACCACCAGATGAACCTATATTTCTTTTTTCACAATTAGTAACAACCTGACTTAAAGAAGGTTGATCTAAATGTCCAATAGATTTATCAAAAATTCCCTGCTCCCAAAGAGAATTAGCGTTTATAATCTCTTTTACAGTAGGCAAGATAATATTTTTGACCTTAGCTTCTTTTAATTCATCCTGTAAAATAAATTGCCTGCTTGCACCATCTATTACAACAGCTTTAGGCTTAGTTTTTACTAAAAAATCTATTATCCAATTATCGCCGTTTCTAACATTCTGACAATCAATAGCTTCAACAAAAATCATCTTCGATAAAGTCTTACAAGCTATAGCCAAAGATACATTAGTTCCATCATTTCCAAATTTTATTCCAACGTGCATTTCTCCAGTAAGAATAGGTAAAGACTTTAATTTTAATCTTTCCCATTCTTTTTCAGTAATAGCCGATTTTTGGTTGTATGAAATCCACAATCCCAATCTTTGTATATTAAAATCTGTTTCGTCAGAACCAATTTCATCTTCGATAGACCTTTCTGTAAAAATAGTCCCCAAAGATGGGTTAGTATCATACCAAAGCTTGCTATCATGAATATCTGACATTTCAGACACAGACCATTCTGCCCAATAAACATTGTTTGGTTTTGAAGTTAAACATTGTTTTCTAAAATTAACAAAAACCATACCTGAAGATATGGGAGTTGGTGGAGTTCCACACATTATAGTTTGAGGATTTTTTGAAGATGTTACCGTATATTTAAGAGCTGACTCTTGGTCATCAGTATATTCTTGTGCCTCATCAATTATTAAAAGGTCAAAACCTTCCCCAAGTCCACCAGTAGAAGTTCTTGTTCTAAACTCCACCCTTCCACCAGTTTCAGGAATTTCTACACGTTCACGACCAGTAGCCCTCAAGGATTCATACTCAATATTTGCATCATCCAAAACCCTACACAACTTTTCCCAAGAAGCATGAGAAGTATTAGTCCTGTGAGCAGTATGATTTACAACCTCTCCATTTAAAAGAGCATAAAGCTCTCTCATAACCAAAATTTCAGACTTACCATTTCTTCTTGGCAAAGAATAACCACACTTAGTATGGGTCCATAGCCCATCTTTATTTATGGCCAAGATATCTTTTAATAATAATCTTTGCCACTGCATGGTTTTTCTTTTAGATCCCTCATAAAGTTCTACACATTTTTTAAAATCAGATTTCTTATATCCTTGACTTATCTTTTGGGTAGGAGTCTGCTTACCTAATCTATTCAATACAAACCCCTTTCAAAATTTACAATAAAAAATAGCAGTTTAACGACATACTTAGGTCAAAATCTCCACTAAAAAAGCACCTATAAAATCTTACACCTGTAAGTTTAGCTGTGCTTTATATTTTTTCTTCTATTTTTATAAGCAAAAAGGAGAGTTATTAACTCTCCTAATGCTTGGCTTTAAAGCGGGTTAGTGTGAGATTAAGATGAGATAGAGGGGTACTAATTCTCATTTCATCAATAAGCACTTCTCGGTTTTGCTTATTCTCTTAACAGGATATTGTGGAATATCATTCTGTTGTTAACTACATAGTACCACAAATAGTAGTAAATGTAAATGATTTTAAAGACAACATTCAGCACTCTATGTTCCTAGTTTTTTCTTTTAAGGCGGTGCCGAGATACCTAACTTCACAAAAACTTCAAAACCAATATTAACTTACAACAGAATTATATTATCTAAGTTCTTTTTTGATTTCTATGCTCAAATGAATGACAGTTAAAATCAATACAACTATATTTAGAATTTTTTCAAACTCCACAATGTATCCTTCCTGAACATAAAACCATGTTGTTTTACTTACATAATATACCCTTTCTCAATAAAAAAGCACCTCTAAATCTTACACCTGTAAGTTTAGCTGTGCTTTATTTTTCTTTATTCATTTTCTTTCTATATTCTTCTAGTTCTTTTAAATTAATCTCAGATTGTCTTTTTTCCTCTTCAGTTAATTTCCTAGGACTTTCTGAAGCATATCTTGCCTCAATAATTTCAGCAACTTCTTCTTCAGTTAGTTCCTCTTTCATTAGATTCATCTTATATCCTCCACTATATGCACCATAAATTTACTATCATTATAAATTATCTTATATCTATTATTTCTATCAAGTAAAAATTCCCTCTGCTTTTTAAATCTACCATCAGCTAATTGTTCTACATAAGCTCCATTGCTACCTTTGGGTACAATAATCGCAACATTAGGAGACTTTTTTAAAACTCCATTTTTTGTAACTGATGTACTCAAAAACTTATTTACTTTTCCATTTAAACTATCTGTAAATTCTTCTCTTCTATACACGATTATATCGTGTTTTAACTTATTTTTCAATAAACCCTTATTAATATTAGTTGTATTTCTAAGTATTATTTCTTTTTCTTTATCATTGAAAGGTTTATATCTACCATCTAAAAATCCATTGATTTTTTCAAATAATCTTAGTCCATCTTCATCTTTGCCATTATAAGTGTATTTCCTAATAGCCTTTATTTCATCATCACTTAAAGTTTGAATCCATTTCTTTGCATCTCTTCTTAATGTATTAACAACTTTATTATCTGGCAGTGGATTATAACCTAACTCCATAGCTTTTGATCTAGCTATATTACTTAATTTATTGTCTACTATCTTATTTGCCAAGTCAATCCTATCACGCTTTTCATCTAATGCCTTATGCTTTGCGGCTGAATGAACTATTTGCTTGTTTTTGCCATTTTTAGGATTGTATATTACAGTACACTTACAATGTCTATGCCTTGCAAATGGATTCTTTTTAGGATCTATTTCAGCTAATCTTTTAGCCTCTTCATAATCGTAAGTTCTAGCAAGAGCTTTACAAAAAGAACATGCTCCTCCATGCATTTTTCTTTCAATAACTGGTTTTAATCCAGCTTTACTATGAAAGTCAGCATTATTTCTTATAAGTTCATCTACAATTGATCTTGAAAAATTTTCAGTTGATGAGCATAAATAATTGATCATAGAATCATAATCATCTTTTTTTAAAACACTTTCTACAATACCATCTACCCTATCCTGATTGTATTCTGCATCCACTGCTTTTAAATTTATATTTGCCTTCTTATTTAAGCTGTATTGAACATTTTTAGCATATTCATTTATAATATCGTAATTATTTTTTAAATTAGGATTTAAAATTCTATTAACAATATTGTAATACATTTCCCCATCTGGAAGTCTATCTACACTAATTTTTTCTCTAAAAGAATTAGATAATATTTCTCCAACTTCTTGAGCAAATTCATTAGAATCCAAATGATTAGCTTTATTATTTTTGAGCTTTGATAGTTTTTCTTTTAAAACTATAGATTCTTTAGATTTACTATCAAATGACTTGGTAATATCGCTTAATAATTCAGGAACAATATCCTTAACTTCATCATTCTTCATCTTTGCCCTCTATTACTGGAGGATTTTTGCTTGCATCAAAACCAGTAAGATCTGATAGATTATCTTTTCCAAAAAATCCTGGTATGGCTTGATTAATTTTAATTGATGCATCTCCAATTCCTGAAAGTGTAGTTACATCTGGTTCAAATACTGGATACCAAGTAGGTTTTATTTCATAAAATTGGTTTCTTAAATAAGAATAACCATCTGCTAGGCACCTTGCTACATATCCAACATTTAAAAATCCTGAGCCGAAACACCTTTGAGCCTTTCTTGCGGTAATTCTTAAAGTTTCATGGCTTGCCTTTATCGCCTCAGCTGATGATGGATTATCGGTTATAAATCCTAAATCATCTAAGGTCAAACCTGTTTCTCCAGCAAATCCTGATGCTAAAGTTCTTAATTGTTCTGTAAATGGACTCATAGATTGTTGAGCAAATTGTCCAAGCTTTGGACTATCCCCTTCATCATCTTTTGTAAATTGTAGCATAGATGAAACTGTAGCCTTCCACTTGTCTAATGGTTCAGCATCTTGGCTTAATCCAACCACATACTTTTGTGGGAAAGAATAAAATTCTGCTGTTACATCTGCCCTTTCAAGTGTTCTTTTTGCGTGAGCTTGAAAATACATAGAAGCTCTTGTTATCCTACTTCTACCAAAAGGTCTTACAGCATCTGGACGATATATAATAGGCACTAACAAAGGAATACCAGCAGGATTTTTCACACTAGAATAAATCTTACCTTCCAAATAATATTCAGTCCTATCTGGTAAAAAGATAACTTCCGTCTTTGGATTTCCATTTTCAGTCTTATCTAGAACTGCATATCCGACTTTCAATAGCCCAGTAATAGGATCTATAACTCCAGTCGCTTCGCTTCCCTCAATTATCTGTAATCTAGGATAGCCCTCATTTCCCATAGATATATAAATAAAACAACAAGAAGAAATAAGAGCAGATAGAATTGCCGAATCAAAAAATATATCTGGATTATTCAGGTTAAATATTTCATTCAAATCAAACAAATCATTAGAAAATTCTTTAAAAACCAACCTATCAGCCAAGCTATCCACAGCCTTAGCACACCAACCAAGAGATGACCTATACATCTGCCTAATATGTGGAGGAATAGTTATACCAAAATCACTTTCCCTAAACTTAGAATCATAATATAAGTATCTTTTCCTAACCATAGGCTCAAAACTATTCAATTTTCGCCTTAAAAACTCTAAATCATATTCCATAAATTTCCTTTCTAAAAAAATAATTAACTCCGCATGATAAAAAATGTACAGTGGACGGCTGAACTCCAGCCGAACGACTGGGGCGGGTGGTATCCCCCCCTATAAACCTTTAAATTTTTTCGGCTTATATTTTGTCCAATCAGTCGACCAAGGAAGATTCCTATTTCCTATCACTTCAGGTTCCATGTTTACTTTATTTTTAAATAACTTGTCTGACTTTGCTCTATTGCAAGACCAATGAGCAAGCTGCAAGTTTTCAATGTCAGATGGATGTCCACCCTTTGATACAGGAATAATATGATCAATACAAGGAGCCAAAGGATTTGGTGGTTTCAAACTAAAGTCAACAGGCTTACCACAAATACCACAAACATTCTGCGTCTTAAGTATTATCTTCTTGTTCCTTTCAAAGCTTGCCCTATGAGGTCCAGTCCTATCCAATCTTTCCTTGGCCATAACAACTCCTAACATTCAAATAAAAAAGGATTGCCATAAGACAATCCTCAAATATAAATAATTAATCAATCGATTCAAAAACCATAGTAGCTTGGATTCTATCTCCACCCATTAAGCCTTTACTACCACCATTAGAAGTAGAAATAGTATGTAATCTGTAGCCTTTAGCTGCTTGTTCATTAATAACCCTTTCTAATTCATTAAGATTTTTAGAACCAGTACCCACAAGCTTTTCTTTAAGAGAAACTTGTAAAACAACATAATTTTTCATACAATCCTCCTATTAATTTATATTAATAATATATCAAAAAATAGTGTATGAAACAATAAAATAAATAACTAAGCATTTTATCCAGACTGCTGTAACAAATTATGAATAGTATCAACAACAATAAATATCTAATAATTAAGGAGGATAGCAGTCTGGATCAAACATTTAGGCATAAAAAAAGACGAACTCAATCGTTCGCCTTTAAAATGTATACACTTTTAATCTTACAAATAGTATACCATAAAATAGGAAATTTGTCCCACTTTTTATAAATTTTCTCTTCTAAGCCTAATCCATTCTTCAACTTCAAGCAAATCCTCTTCATTTGCCCAGTCCCTAATATAAGCCTTACAACCCGATTTGTTTCTAGACTTCTTCTTAACATCAGGATTTTTAGCATCCCATTTATTTCTTGCCCTAGCTTGGGCATCACTTGTTTTATTCTCAGTCATACTACCTCCTATAAAAACTTTTTAAATAAGAGAATAATCAAAATAAAAACACCCCAACCAATAACTCCTGTTATTTTTTCTTTTTTTGTAGTTTTCTTGCATTCAAAATTGATTTTCATAAAAATTATAATATAATGATTATACCAACCAAGAGCTATAAGCTCTTAGTTAGCTTAATTTTTATTTTGAAGATTACAATGTTGAGGTCGATTTCAATTTCTGTAATCTTCAATTTTTTTATAATTTTAATCATTATATTATTTCCTCCTTTCATATTTATATTATACACCCATCGTATATTTTTGTCAACACTTTTTCTAAAAATTTTTAATAAAAAAGAGTGGAAAACCACCCTAATTTCAATCGTTATAAAGACATTTATAAATACCCAACAAAGCACAATCACTCTTTCTCCAAATCATATTCTTAGACAAATCATACTTTAAAGCAAGACCTCTAATAGTATCATGCTTATCACTGTGCTTATCAAAAACCCAAAGCCTAAAAACGATAGACTGTAACATATTATCACTAAGCTTAGCAATAGCATTAGAAATTTCCTCACAATCAAGTAGAATCTTTCTTATCTCATCTTCTAAAAATTTAATTTCATCAAGAATATAAGTTATTTTTTCCTCTTGGCTACTCCCACCACCATTAGTAGGATCAGAATCAGACCAACCACAACGGAGCATATCAAGCCTGTCCCTTTTTTCCACAATTTCAGCCTTGATTTCATCAATTAATTTAAGATTTTTTCCATAATTTGAAAGCCTAATCTTTACAATCTCAATATTTTCCCTATGTTTTCTATTTTCCCTAATCTTTTTATAATTCATCACTTCTCCTTTGAATTTATAAATCACTACCTACCAGAAGAACCAAAACCATTAACACCTCTGTGAGTATTAGTGTTAATCTCCCAAATTTTTACTAAGGGTACAATACTTTCTTTCCTAAATACCAGTTGACCGATTCTATCTCCTTTTCTAATCTCATAATCATTACCAGTAAGATTTATAATAGAAGCCTTAATCTCTCCCCTATAAGAAGTATCAATAAGACCAAGATTACATATTAAACCCTTACTAGTATTACCAGACCTTGGTCTTAAATCAGCATAATATCCATCATCTAATTCCAAGAAAACACCAGTAGAAATAGTAGCAGTTTCCATTGGCTCTAAAACCCTATCCTCCATTGCTCTTACATCATATCCAATATCTCCATCTTTCTTACTTAATATATAAGGTGCTTTGTACTTAATCATTAAAAACCTCCTCAAAATTATCATCAATTTTCATTTCGATTTCAGAAATAAAATTTTCAATATCCTTATCCGAAAAATCAAACTTATTTTTCAAAACATAAACAACAATCTCCAAAAATAAAGAACAATCATTAATATTTAAAAACTTACTCATATTTATAATCCAAAAATCTTACACCTTGCCTAAAAATAACCTCATATCGGGATAGGTCATCAGCCTTGACATACTTTCTGCCAAATATTTCTTTCATATTTGTCCAAATATTCCAAGGAATAAAAAAATACCTATCCTTAATCCCAATACAAACTCCAGCAAGACCACCAAGTTTACTTTTAATCTCCAAAACCTCAGCTTGCTTAGAAGAAACCACGTTTTGTTTCATTCTGTCTGTTGTAGTGTACTTTGCCTCAAAACAAATCGACCTACCACCATCAAGAGTTCCCTCAAAATCAGGATTAGCATTCTTAGTAAACTGCCCCTCAAAACGACCTGCCTTTTTAAGCCTAATAACCCTAAAAGGCTCATCAATTTTAGAAATATCAGCCTTGCCCTCATCCCTATAATACTTACAAGCCAAATCAATTAATTTCTCAAAATTTTTACCAAAACCATTTGACTGCAAAGACTTAAAACTTTGGAGATTAGTCATCATCAACCTCATCTAAATTAATTTCAATTAGCTTATAATCATTAATACAACCTCCAAGCAATGCATCTTTACCAACTTTAGCAAAAGCTTTTGTCTTATCTTTAGATAATATCTTTATACACTCGTTTGAACAATCATAGACCATATATATTTTTGACTCATCTTCTAAATTATTTTCTTTAGTTTTCATCCTTCCACCTCTAAATTTTTCTTTTTAAATCTTCGTATATTATGCATAAGGTAACATTTATCCAATCATCTTGTATATTAAAGACTTATCAATATTATATATTTCTATACATCTTCTAATTAAGATTGGTATGTCTCTCTTAAAAATCTTTACTTTATGCTCATATTCAACATTTTTAATATCACTATGAAAACACAATGTTGCACAGACATCTTGAGAATGAAAATTCAGAAGATCAAATCCTGTATAATTATCTTCGGAATAAAAATCAATACATGCCAAATAGTAAATTAATTTTTCAATTTTCATTCCATCAGCCCTAATTTCACTTATCATTTTTTTCTTTAAAGGTATTTTGTTGTTGTCATTATCAACACATCCGACATAATCTGCACTTACATAATATTTCAAAGGAAAATCCTCTTTGAAAACCTCGCAAGGAATTTCGTCATAACTTATTTTTATTTTCATTTCTCAACCTCAATAACTTAGTGTTACAAAAACTGTATCATCTTCATATAAATTATCCGCATCTAATGCGTCTAAAAAGGTGTGAGTTCCGCCGTTTATTCTTTCTTCAAACAAATCAAATTTCAATTCACTTTCTGGGTGAAAATCTTTAAACCAGTCTAAAAAATCTTTTACTTTCATTCTGCAATCTCCATTTTCTTTTAAAACCAATCATAAAATAATTCTAGTATCTTAACTATCAGCAATGCTGAAATCCATATATACGCCACTAATAATATCGATATTACAAGTATAAGCATAAGTAAAACCATAATATTAAAACTTGTCACTTGTTCATCCTTAAACCCTTGTATTTTTTAAATCCATATTTTTCATATTCTTTAACATCTTTAGTTGGTTTTAGTGTCATTCTTCCACCTCTACAAACATTAGATATTTAATTTCAGATGTTGATATAAAAGCAACAACTTCATAGTCATTTTTTTCGTGAATAATCTCCAAATAACAAAATCCGTTATCTTCAATTCTAAAAACATTTGCATCAAACATACATTGCTTTTCATCTTTAAATACAACTTTAATCATTGTTCTCATTCTTCCACCTCCACAACTTCCACCTTATAATCTTTAATATTTAAGCCTTTCTTTTGACTTCTCATCTTAGAGTAAATAGTCATTTCATGCTTACCAGAATCTATAGCTAATTCCTTAATAGTCCTGCCAACAGCAATAGGCCGTTCCAATTCATCTGCCGTAACCATAAAATATAATCTTTCCATAACCCACCTAAATCTTATAATATGCAAACCAATATTTAATTTCTGACAACTTTGCAATTCTAATACATGTTAGTCCTTCACAAAATTCTATCGTCCCTTTTTCTATAAAAACCAGATAGCTTTCTACCAAAAACATTTCTCTTTTGCCGTCATTGAATACAATAACCAAACACATATTAAATCTACTAAACTAAAAAGGAATATTATCATCCTCAATCTCCACAAAATCATCATCAAAATAATCATCAATGTTAGTTATATTGTTATAGGCACTAGCCTTATTATTATCTCCACTAGATTTTGTATTTAAAAATCTTACTCTATCAGCTCTAACATCAGTTGTATAAACCATCTTTCCGTCTTTATCTTTGTATGAACCTGTTTGGATTTTACCAACAATAGCACACAATGAGCCTTTTTGTAGATACTTTGAACAAACTTCTCCCATCTTGCCCCATACAACTATTCTTGGAAAATCTGCCGTAGGATAATTATTTGCAATAGCTTCTTCTCTTTTTTCTTTGCTCATTTCCCTATCTACTGCAAGGGTAAAAGAACAGACAGCCATACTAGATTTTGTATATTTAAGTTCAGGAGCTCTTGTAAGCCTACCTACTAGAGTTAAATTATTAATCATCTATTTTTCCCCATTCATAATTTTTTTCCAACTCATCTACAGCCTTATTAAATTTCCCAAGACAAATCTTTCCAACAGGTTCAATTAATGGTAAATTAATCACACCATCTTTATCTTCACGTATTTCCCTTGCGTTTTCCAAATAAGTATCAATACTAGCTTGAATAAATCCAATTTCTATAGGATTAAATTCTACACTAACAACCATATCTTTTACATCATTCACTTTCTTTTTCATCTTTTTTCCCCACTTTTCAACCATCTATTAATTTTTTATACATTTTTAATATTTCAGTAAGATCTTTTTCTGCATCATCTAATTTGATGTTAAGTTCGATTTTCACTATATCATCATCTGCATTTTCTATTTTCTTTTTCAATTCTTCGATATATGTTGGTAAAAAAGTTTTTGCCCAATAATACGCCTTTCTATCTAATTGCCATTTTTTCATTCCTCTTCCTCCACTTCTTTCAAACAAATACCAATCTCCCTCAAATCAAACTGATATTCCTTAACACAAATAATAGTTGATTTCTCATCTTGCCTTATACTTACATAAATCTTTTTAGGTCTTCCAAAACCCTTAAATAAATTATCAAAAAATCTCTTAGTTTTAATCTTTAACAAAATATCTCCTCTTTCAAAACCTATAAACTATAATTCCAACAAACGCCAATGCTGATAATTGCCCAAATACTAATCCAAAATCAAACTTAGAAAAACTTAATTTTATTTTTCCAAGTCTTTTAAAGCCAAAATAGCACAGGTCACAAATAACCAGCATAATAATTAATCTTTTAATAAGTAAAGGCACTATAAACCCTCCACATAATTTTTAAAATCTCCAGAATATTCAATATCGTCAAACACTTCTTCTTCCCCATTCCTATTTATAATCTCCAAATGAGCATATCCATCTACTACTTCAACTCTACAAATCCTAAAAAAGTCAGTATTTAAATATGTGGTTGAATCATCTAAACTTTTAATTTTTATAAACATTTCTTCCCCCTAATCAAAAAAATCCAATTGCCCATCATCAATCTTGCCAATTTTTATACACTTACCTGAAAGCTCTATAGCCATATTATCTGTATCACTAGCTCCCTTATCAGAAAAAGACTTTTTAAGGCTTGATTTTACATTAAAAGTAATAACTGGTTTTACAAAAGGTTTTATCTCAAAATCATTACCTTCTCTTGGTATCTTTATTTCATCTTCAACAGTAGATAGGGAAATTTTTATATCTATATCTCCAGAATAAAATTCCCCCTTTAAAATTTTTACCATCACTACATTTAAATGGCTGTCACAGGTTGCAAGAAAGTCCTCAAACAAATTCGGGTTTAAAATACTAAATCTTTCCATCTTTTTCTCCTAACATAATCTCTTTCTCAATTTTAAATATATTGACCACCCAGTAAAATCATTGTAAGTAGCTACTATTCCATTATCTTTATCGGTAATCTTGTAACCCTTATATATCTTCTCCCACCTTTTTGTATCATAAGGATCTAGTGCATACTCTATTAATCTTTTCCTGGAATACTTGTGGTCATTAGTTCTTATATATGGTCTTTCTAAATTTTTACTACAAGACCATCTTCTCCTATAGGTACAATGCCTAGCCAAATAATTTGCCAAGCCCAAAATACCTGTATTCACATCTTCTTGAATTCTTTTACTATTAGCATAACCAATAGTATCTCCAATCTTTTCTCCCTTTTTTCTTTTTCTCCTCCATAAATTTTCAATCTCATCTCTACCCAAGGAACTTTTTATAAGCAAGTGATGATGAAACCTAATTGATTCGTCTTTACTTTTCTTTTCAGAAGTAACTACTATATATTTAAATTCAGGATCTAATCCCAAAGTTTTTATCCTTCTTCTAATCCTTAGAAAAAAATTAGTCATCTCCTTAGTAGCCTTATCATAAGACTTGGGTAAGTATTTATCCTTATAGGTAAGAGTTAAAAATATATCCCCTTCTCCAAAATTTGTTTCAGCAAGCCATATAAATTTTCTTCTAGCATTTTTATCATTAAGCTTATCCTGTTTTGGTAGAGATACTTTTTTCTTTTTGCTCCTCTTAGATTTTTTCTTGTCAAGTTGATTTTCATTCAAAGAATATAGGTCAACTTCCATATATTTTTTTCCACAAACTATTTTCTTTTCTCTAATAAAATTTCTCATATAATAATTCCTCACGAATGTCGCAAAAGATAATACCCATTACAAGCACCTAAAGGAAGTAGAAACTTCCTTGAAAAATAGACAAAATCCCTTGCAAAAAGAATTTCCAGAGGTATATTATATATGAGGATATACACACTGGATGAGGTCAATCGACCTCATTCTTTTTTTGCACAAAATCTACAACTAATTTTTAAAATATCTTTTAAATAAATCTTTCAATGTCTCCCTTAAAGATTCCCCTTCTTTTTAATTCACATAAGACTAAAAAGTGCATATCAAAACAATCTTCATTACAACCATTCTTTCTAGGATTAATTCCAGAGCCAACCCCATTTAAATACTCCCCAAGAGAAATAACATCCTCATCATCTACATTTACTAAATTTTTCATAAACATAACTTGATTTTCTATTTTCATAAACAATCTCCAATTTATAATTCTTTTATATTTTTTACATACATTTCTATAGTTTTATCAATTAATTTCTTTAAATTTTCCTGATTGCTCTCCAACATATAATCAAAATTAATTCCATGTATGCCTTTACTTTGTGGATTAAATTCAGTACTAAGGATTCCGTCTTTATTCCTACGACACGTTGAAATACACATATAATTATTTAAAACTTTTTCAGTCTTGCCATTTTTAAACCACAATTCAGGAATTGTATTTTTTCCATAAACTTCACAAAAATATACTTCAACAATAAATTCCTTATCATCTCTTACTGGTTCGATGTATATATGGAATCTTCTACCAGCAAATCCCTTTATTTTAATTATTTTTTTATTATCTAAACCATCTATCCAATTTTTATATTCCATTTTCACAACCTTTAATTAAAACTACATCAAAATCTCAAGAATAGCCGAGAAATCTCTTGCCATTTTTAAAACTATGCCAAAGATTAACCCATTTCGACTAAGTGAGTGAAACGAACGCACGGAGAAATATCTTGCCTTTCCAAAAAATAAAAACGTAGTATAATAACCCTATAAATATATTTCTAAAAAGCCGATTGCCGTCGGCTTGTTTTTATGCCAAAAACGCAGTCAAAGATGTAATAAACATCAGCACTATTCCTACAACCCTAACAACTTCATTAGGACCTGCAAGTGCTAAAGTCATACACAAGCCAACAAGAAAAATACCTAAAACCTTATCTCTTATTCTTTCCTTTTCTGGTTTAGCACTAAGCTTAATACAAACATCATCAACCTTTCTGCCATCTAGCATTTCAAAGACTTGACTTCTTTTTCTAACTTTTCTATTTTTTTTATTTTCCATAATTTCCTCCTACAAATTATTTAAAAACTCTCTAATATCACAAGCCCTATATAGCTTTGATTTTTCAGACAACTTAACAACCTTTAAACCTTGTTTTTCCCACTCTCCAAAAGTCTTTCCATCTTTGAATTGAAAATATTCCTTCATATCGGAAAGTGTCATATATTCTTTTAAAACAGTAAGCCTTTCCTCCATAAATCCTCATTCTCCCTCCATCTTCTTTCATAATTATTTAAAACCTATCGATAACTCCAATCTGCTATAATAAAACCAGAGAGGAGGTACAAAATGTTAGAAATAATACAATCGCTAACTGCTATAATTGCTGTTATAATTTCAGTCTGTACATTAAAACAAAATTCAAAACAAATTGAAGAAAGTACAAGACCGTATATAACCGTCTATCTAAAAACTATAAATTTAGGTACTCCATATAAGATGTTAATTATCAAAAATTTTGGAAAAAGTGCTGGAAAGATTAACGCTTTTAAATGTGATTATAATCTAAGCAAAATATCTTACTTAGACGATTTAACACCTTTTAATTCAATACAAGAAAGCACCTTAGCACCAAACCAGTCATATAAATCTTTAATAAATCCACCTGAAGAAAATTTAATATTAAACTTTCAAATATCTTATACATCTACATCTAACAAAAAATATTCTGAAAATATTAGCGTAAAAGTAGATGCCAATAAAGATAATGCATACAACAGATACAACGGAAAAAATAAAGATATAAATGCTCTAATATGTTCAATACAACAATTAGTAGAAGAAACCCTATAAATTATTAAAGTTTCTAAATTTTAACCTTTCCAAAACTTCCTCAAGACAATACTCATAACTTGCATAATAATGTTTGTCTTCAGGAAGTTCTTTTAATACATCAAAAATTTTGTTAATACAATTTTCATAATCTTTTTTCTCTAACCTTTTATGATCTCCAGAATAAATATAATCTCCCATTCCCCCTCCTTTCTTTTTCTTTGTTTTTTTTAATCCACCAAAATAAATCTCTATGATTTTATTTATTAAATTTTTTAAAAATATTTTATCCTTACGCTTTAACCGTGATTAGATGTCAAAAAAATAATAGCATCATAGTTAACACCATATAAATTTTCTATTGAATGAATTTGTTTTGCATTAGGATATGATTTTCCATTTTCCCACCTACTTATTGTATCTTTAGTAACTCCGAGCTTTTCTCCAGCTTCTTCTTGTGTTAAATTCTCATTTATTCGTAGTGCTTTAAGTGTAAACTTTTTATCTTTCATAATTTTTCTCTCCTTTCTTTATTATCTACACTATATCACGCTTTAATCGTGATGTCAAATTTTTTTATAACTTTTATTTATTTTTTACATTTAAAGCGTAATTTTTAAAGATTTATTCTTGACTTTTTTACGATTAAAGTGTTATACTCATTTTAAGAAAGGAAAAAATAATATGAGTGATTTAGGTAATAAAAAAATTTTTTCAAGAAATCTTAGAAATTATATGGACAATAAAAATATAAATACTATGGATTTATCAAAAATTTTGAACATAGCGTATTCAACAGTTTCAGATTGGGTAAAGGGAAATTCTTATCCTAGGATTGATAAAATAGAAATGTTGGCAAATTATTTCAATATAGAAAAATCAGACCTTATAGAAGACAAAACCGACCTAACAAATATACCAGGAGTAATACCAGTAAAAAAAATAATAAAAATTCCTATACTAGGTCACATCCAATGTGGTAAACCAGTAATGTCCGTAGAAAACTACGAGGGATATTTCCCAGCAGATCCAGAAATAATAAACTCCGACTTCTGCCTCTATGCAGACGGCGATTCGATGGTAGATGCGGGTATTCATGAAGGCGATTTAGTATTTTTTAAACAAACCCCACAAGTAGAAAATGGAACAATAGCTGCTGTTTTTGTTGATGATACAACTACCTTAAAGAGATTCTACAGAAAAGAAAACCAAATAATACTTCAACCAGAAAATAAATCCTATTCCCCTATAATAATAGATTTAGATGAATCTACTAATATTAGAATACTTGGAGAAATGGTTGGAATGTATGTTAAGGGTAGTAAATAATCTAATAATTGTGGAGAAATAAAGATGAAAAATATAAAAATTAAACACCTAATACTATATTTAATTGGAGGCTTTTTTGTAACAGCTATAATAAGTGGTATGAGTGAAAATTTAGGAGCAATATTGCTTTTACTATATTTAATATCTATACCTGTACTAATTTTTATATATGTTAAAAATAAACTTTCAGGAAATGACAAAAACAAAGATAAAAAAACAAACCTAAATAATTTAAAAAATATACTAAATGATCTAAATAAAAATCAAAAAGTAAATAAAACTACTGAAAAACCTACTTATAAAAGCGATTATAATTATTTTGAGTTAGTTGGTATTTACTACTATACAGAAAATTTAGAAGATTTTTTAAAAGACCACGAAAATCCATATTGGAAAAAATTAGATAAAAGTAATTTGAATAGAGTCTATAAATATCATAGATTAAAAGACCAAATAATTAAAATAGAAAGAGAACCAACCAATAAATATGATAAAAACGCTGTTAGAGCTTCTATCCAAGGAAAAACAATTGGTTATATTGCACATGATGATAAAAAAAGATTTTTAAAACAAGCCAGATTACCATACTTTGTAAAAGCAGATATATCAGGAGGACCTTGTAAAGACCTTGACCCTTTTACAAATAAATATGGACCTACAGAAAATTATGGCTACCATATAAGATTTTATATTTAAACAAAAAAAGACTCCCCCACCGACCAAAGTTAGGAAGTCTTTTAACGCAAAGTGCAGATTATCTCTGCACTCTTATTATACCAAAATAAGAGAAATTATGAAAATAACAAAATACCAAAAACAGAATAAAAATTTTTACAAATTTCAAATACGATTAGGCGGAAAAGTAACAACAAGATCAGGATTTAAAACAAGAAATGAAGCTATATTTGCATACACAAAATTATTAGAAGAATATGAAGAAGAACAAGAAGGAAACATATCCTATCAAAATGTATATAAACAATGGTTAGAAATATACAAAACAAAAGTAAAAGAAACAACCTACGAAGCCTGCACAAGCATATATGAAATTCATATTCTACCAGTATTTGGGCATACAAAAATACAAGAAATTACAGTCCAAGATTGCCAAAATTTTGCCCTTTCATTAAAAAATTACGTAAAAGGAAAAGAATACTTTGGATATGCAAAAAGAATAATAGAATTTGCAATAAAAATGAACTACATAAAAGTAAATCCTTTTGACAATGTAATTTTACCAGAATTTAAAAAGGGTAAAAAGCAAATAAACTTTTTGACTGTAGAAGAAGTAAACACACTTTTAGATTATTACAAAAATGACCAATATTGGTACACCTTATTTAGATTAATGATCTATACAGGTTTAAGAAGAGGCGAAACTTTAGCCCTAACATGGGATGACATTGACTTTAAAAATAAAACTTTAACTGTAAATAAAACCCTTAGTATAGGTGCACACAAAAAAGTGGTTTTATCAACTCCTAAAACAGAAAGCTCAATAAGAACAATAGATCTAGATGATAAAACAATCATAGCACTCCAAAAACTAAAAATTCAATCAAAATATAAACTAATTTTCCCAAATAAAAAAGGAAAATTCTCAAGACTATCCAATATAGCCGACAAACTAAATCAAGCTATAAAAGAAACAAAAATCAAAAAAATAAGAGTCCATGACCTAAGACACACCCACGCAAGCCTATTATTCGCAAGTGGAGCAAGTATAAAATATGTTCAAACAAGACTTGGTCATGCAGATGTAAAAACAACCTTAAACATATACACACACGTTACAAAAGATTCAAAAGAAAAAGATTTATCCAATTTTGTAAAATACATGGAAAATATAGCATAG